TAAATGTACCTGAGACTGTATTAAAGTTGTCTCTCATACTAATTCGCGTATCTAGCGAGATAGGTCCACGCAGGTCATCCAGCGTCAGTGTTTTAACTGGTGATGAATATGCACCCGCCTTGAGCTTCCATGCCCCAGCGCCCCAGAAAAGTGTCCCTGCGCAAGCTGTTGTCATGCTTTGAAGTACATCACCAACAGAGCGGTCTGCCCTTACAACCCCATTGATCGTATATCTATTTTCAGACCCACCGCCACTTAATGTGACACTTTCATCGCACTCATTTGCAGCCGCTTGGAATGACGTATCATCTATGCTGCTATCATTTAATCCATAAGAGGATGCAATAAAATCACGAATACAAAGCGCAGCATTATTGGAATAAGCAGTTGATGCTGATCTTGGGTCATAGACCTTCTTGCCTTGAACCTTTGCTGTAATTAATGGCAAGCCATTTGGAAATACATCCTGATCGTATTCATACCTGACATAAAGATAAGCAATACCATTACCAACAAAATTGCTATCAACAGAGGTTTCACTAACTAAATCACTATCTGCTGTTGTCTGAGAACCATCATGCTTCTTAATACGGATTTTGCTGTTATAATTTACTTGCTCATCACCTGTACCCGCTACACTAACAAAGCCATTGGCATCAATTGAAGCGATTTGATCATTAATATAAATATCGCCAATGCTATTTAATTCATGCCCAGCAAGTACAATGACTTGGTGCAAGTATTTATTATCTGTGCCTGTGCTTTCGTAGAAAGTAACAACACCGCCTTTTCTGATTTCACCGTACACAAAATCATGCGGCGCAGAGACATCTTTACTATTAACCAATAGGCCAACAGATGAACTAGCTCCAAAATCAGGTTTAGGCGCAAGGGCTTGCAACGCCCATGATGTTACGGCTGTGTAGGCTAAATAGCCTACTACACCAGCAAAAGTAGCGCCAAATGCAATAGTAGTGCTGGCAAGCGCGGCTGAACCACCTAAACCCGTAATAATCGCAGTTCCAACACTAGCAGGATCATGCGGAACACGATCCCAGCTATTGAAGCTTTTAAGGGTTAAGTCGCCTAATTTATATCTATTCATGCCCTAACCCATGCTTGATGAATGTAATCTAAGGGCAAGTATATCATACCTTCCTTGGATAAGAAAACTGCCTTCGTACCCGTACAGATACCCATTGCACCACCAATAACCCAACGCTGCGCTCTTTTAGTCAAAACCAGACCACCCAAAGGAGGAATGTGCTTAACCCTCTGCAATCTAGCATCAACAGCAGAGATAAAGCTAGAAAAACCAAACTCTTTCCTTAATTGATCCCGCCTCATAGGTACTCCATCCTTCATGTACCTATCAAGCCAATCATCAGCCCAACCTTCACCATACATTGCGTGAAATGCGTTATTGGTAAAAGTAAGGCAATCATGTTTACCCCACTCAAATGGCTTATCACTTGCCCATGATAAATAAGAATTTAGGCTCTCTCGCGTCCCCATACGATGTCCTTATCTTGCATATCAGCAACGTAAGAAAAGAACGTATCGCCACTATGCCGCGCAATATGGTTTTCATGGGTATAACGACGATTACTTGCACGCTCCAAGCCAATCAGCTTACTCTCAACTGTCAAAGTGATTGTGCTTGTTTCACCACTGTCCTCAATAGACATAGTGTTTATAAAGCCGCTAAATACTTCGATTGCGGTTGTATCATCAGTTCCAAAATATACTCTGCACAATCTTCTCTGATATGGTTCCGATAAAGCCAGTGAAACAATGCTAGATGCAATACCGTTCAGCGTAATTGTGATATTCTTCGCTGATAGATCATTAACCTCTTCAAGACCACTAATTGAAAGCACATTGCCCGATCCAGTATATGTTTCTAAGTTGACAGTTTTGTCACCGTAGCCTGTCCATAAACGAATGGCGTTTTCTCCCGAATAACCACCTTGGTCATATCTCGTATCATCGTTATCATCAAAGAGCGCCTCAACAGCATAAAAGGGTTGGACAGATGGCTGACTAAGTGCTGTGAGTAATGCTGCTGGAACTGTGCGGCTCATACTGCCTCCACTGCACCAAAGGTGATGCCATATAAGCTTGCCTGATTGACAGACCAAGATGTTTCATTTGATGCAAGCCTAAAGACGCCTTGTGTGCTTTCCAGAGTGACTGAAGCATTATCCGCTATACTTGTCCGCACATTAGGCCAAACGTCTACTGTGGCGGCTCCTGTGCCATCCGTATCCACATCATTCAGCACCTTAAACAGTTGCCGCGATGTGCCGCTACCGATCTGCATGTAATCACCAGCTTTGAGAAAGTCCGTTGTGCTTAATGGTGCGCTATCAATTGCAATCGTATTACCTGACGAAACAGCGCCATTGACTAATACTGTGTCACTATCACGCCCTGATCCAAGCGGAGTAGTTGCCAACGGATCACCTAAGTAGAATGTGCCAAGCTGCCCTTTTAGCGAAACTAACCATGCCACCCAACGCTCTGCATCCGCTCTCGCCATTGGTGGAAGCGTAACATCTGCTTGCCACATTTTACCAGCATACTCATGCGCCTGACCTGCAAATGTGAAGGGACTGCGCGAATAAGCCACCGCATTGATTGCGCGAAACTCAATACTGGTTATGCCCGTATGTATTGGAAGCGTTAAAGGATAGGAGATGCTCAATGTCTTACTCCATGATCTTCAGTGTATCCATTTTTAGAAAGATATTCTGATCTCGCATGAATTGCTTCTTGTTTTGTTTTATAACAACCTACATGCGTTGCATCCATTCTTAATCTCCAAGAGCCATATGGCAACCTCGATATTCCTGAATACCCTGTATTATTATCAATGCGTCTTTTTGCATTTCGACCGTTAATAGCAGAATTAACACTTCTAAGATTTTGAATTTTATTATTGTCTGGGTTTCCGTCAATATGGTCAACTTCTTCTGGCCAATATCCATGATGAATGGCAAATATTACTCTATGTTGAAGCAATCTTTCTCCGAAAAAACCTATATACCAGTAACCATTTTTCTTCTTATCTCCAGCCATTTTACCTGCGTATCTTGTGGTCGCAGCTTTGCTGTAAAGCTTATCTTTCCAAAAAAGTCTCCCATCTTGATATTTAAGATATTTTTTCAATTCAGATATAACAGCCATTATGCAAACGCCCTTCCATATGATCCACCGCGCCTCTTAGCGTCCGATACAGCAGCCTTTGCGCTTTCTGCTATCTGAGGCATCAAGCCTTTTATTTCGGCTCTTACTGTTTGCTGCACACCAGTAGAAACATTAATCGTTTGATTGACAACCACTGTGCCACCGCCAAGCTGATTATTCGGTATTACAGTGCCGCTACGATTGGGAACTATAAGCTCTGGACCACGCTCGCCAACCAGATAGGGAGAGCCAGCAGAAACAGGACCACCAGCAGCCCTTGGCCTCGCTCTTGGCCTCATAGTATAGCCACCGCCCTCTACAGGAGTATAACCCATGCCGCCCATGATTGCACTGCTTATAAATCCAGTAATCTGCTTAACAACAAAAACACGATAAAGCTCTGCAATAATATCCGCTGCCATTGAACGAAACGCATCCTTGACAGACATTGTACCACGCACCGCAGACATCATAGCATTCTCGAATGATGATCCAATGCTGTTAGATATATCAACAAGACGCTGTGCTGCTGGCGATAGTTCATTTGTAACAGTTTTCGCTAATTCCTTAGTCTTTTTAGTGGAGGTGTCAGCCATCTCGCCCCAATCAGCAAAAGCCGCTGAAGCACCATCTAAGCCATCACCGTATGTCTCAATATATTTAGAAATTTCTGCAACGCCTGAAAGAGCCTTTGCCCTTCTAGCTTCCAAATCTAATATTTCTTTAAGCGCACCCTTTTGCTCAAGAAACTCTCTTGTCATATCTTGTAGCTGAATAATCTGTGAAGTTGTCAACAACTTCCCGCTGTTCATAATGGATAGCTTTTGTTGCTCTAAGAGAATTTGAAGCTCAGCTTCATCTTTTATTTTTTTGCCCAACTCTTTGCGCAGTGCAATCTCTGTTTGCACAATTTGAGTTTGCTGCTGCAACGATAATTGCGCTGTGTCAAATTGCTTTTGTCTAAGAACGGCTAATTCGCGCTCTTGCTTGATTTGATTAGCATAAAATTGACGCACCATTAAATCAGATTGCGTCATTCTGCCCTGTATAGTTTCTTGCCTTTCTTTTTCGGCTTTAGCCGCTTCTCTTGCCCTTTCAGCTTCATCTTTTTTGCCTTGAACAATAGCGTCAACCTGCTCACGCATTTTTTGCATATTGGTCAATTCTTCTGCTGCTTGCTTTAGTCGGATTTTCTCAGAATTGACTAATTGAAGTCTTTGCTTTACATATTCATCATCATCGCCTCTAATGTTTCTTAATTTTTCATATGCTTGTGTAAATCTTAAAATACGAGCATTTATATCTTCAATTTTTTCTAATTGCTCATATTCTCCTTTTGTTTCAGCGCCAGCAAGAAGCATATCTAATTCTTGCCGCAGGGATTTTACTTCATCTTTGAAGCCCTCTGTTGAAATCGTAGATTTCTGGAAAACAGTTCCAAGAGCCGCGCCTACAGCGACAACCGCGCCGAGCACAGAACCCAAAGGCCCAAAAACCGCAAGCATTTGTGAACCTTGCTGACCAAACGCTTGTAAAAAACTTGTTCCATTTTGAAGTTGCACAGCAAAGTCAGCGACCTGATAACCAGCTTGCTGAGCTAAGCCTTTGCCAAATTTATTCGCAGCAACTGCTGTTTTATTATATTGAGTAGCGTGTTCTCTAAGGCGCTGAGTAGTGCGCTTAGTCGCAGCCCCAACATTATCAACGCCCTTTTGCACGTTAGACAATTGCCTAATCGCGTCACCCGACTGAACCCCCACGATAATATTCAAATCAGTCATCTGAGCGTTCCTTTAGTATCCTGTAATACGCGACCCATTCATTGTACTCGTCCATCGTCATCATATCAACTTCAGCTATCGTCTTGCCAAGTTTTTCAGCCAATGTAACGACATTCATCCTGAATGGATCGTCGTTTAGTTTTTTTCCAGTTCCTCCACCGTTTTACCCTGCACAATCGCTGATGCAACGCGCAAAACGACTAAAGGCTCCCTTTTGTCAAACCAGTTCTTATCACCAAAATCAAACAACTGATTACCTTGTTCATCAAGAGCTTTGGTAATGATGATATGCACTTGAATTTCACTATCCAACAGATTTTCTAAGAAATTGGGATAGCGTTGAGTTATTTTTTTATTGTCCCTGACAGTCATAGGCGTGAAGAAGATTTTGAGCGGTTGCCCATTGAGCAACCACTCTTCAACCTCGATACACTTCACGGCATCGTCTTGGACTTCTATTTGAGAAGTGATGGACATTAGACGGTTCCGATTGTCAACGCACCAGTTAATTGCAATTCAGCTTCTAGCGTTGCTAGACCATCATGCGTTGCGCCTTTCGCTACAGAGGTAACGATGAAAGTACCTGACAATTTTACGTCACCACTCGTTGTACCCTCTGAATAAAACTCAGCATCAATCGTATCACGCTGTAGTAAATCAACTTGTGCAGCGTCATCAGGGTCATGGTACGCACTGATGCTTGCTGTGCCAGTTGCAAGACCTGCAACATAAGTCCTGTTTGTATCTCCCATAGTGGTCGTGTCTACAGTGTCAGAGGTCATAGTTAAAGACCAGCTTAAAAGCTCGCCTATAGATGCAGGAGTACCGCCAGTAGTAACTACTTTGCAGTCCCCATCTGTCCCAAAATAAGTAGCCATTGCGTTCTCCTTTTACTTGGCCGCTTCGACATCATTTAATGCTGTAACATATCTCACAGTAAATGTCAGCTTTGCAACGCCAATGGGCTGCTCAGCGTCACCAGAAAACTGAATATCAGTTCCTGTGAGTACAGCTTCCTTTGCAAGACTGTTGACCGTGAAGTCACCAGCGATTGCCTCTTCGACCTGAACAGCTATTGCGTCCACGTCATCATCAAATGTTCCAGTTGCCCGAACATAAATATCCACCTCAACCGATAAACTACGGTTAAGATCACTAAGCCCCATGTTTAAACGATTAGATATTTCAGCACCAGTATATACGGTTATCGCTGGGAGCTTTGCTTCTGTAAGCGGATACACGCGAGACGCATAAACCCTATTGGACACTAGGGAAACACCGCTAGTTAAAGTAGATGCAATCCTGTCGCGTATCTGCTTGCGAACGTGCGCCATCAGTCTTTCTCCAACTGCACAACTGTTACGCCAGTTCCATCATGTATAAACGCTTGAATGGTATAATTCACACTATCAATGACCATCGCCTGACCTTCAGCAATAGAACTCAAATCAACTGTTCTGGCAGTCAAGCGGGGCTGCTCTTGATGCACAGTTATAAGACCACCACCATCAATGGGGATCGTCTCATTGTCAAATATACCTCTTATAGTGCCGCCGTTATAGGTGACATTAATCCCGTGTTCATCGGGAGAAAGCATCAAGGTTAAATCATCATCAAACGGGATAGCCATTTATTCGCTTTCTTCCTCTTCTTCAGGAACCTCAGCATTTTCATCATACTCTTCTGCATAACCGCGAGCAATTAGCTTAGCCGCAATACGATCTTCAACTTCATGCGTTGTACCTTGCTCAGCAGTCATATTTCCCCAGCGGGTAAGTTTTAACAATGTAATCTTCATTTTTTAGCCCGTGTTGACTTAGGCTTTGCAGCGCGATTTGTAGAAGCAGCAGTCGGTTTTGGCTCTGGTGCCACTGCAACTCGCCCGTAAGATAACAATGAAGATGCCTCATCTGGCCCAAGATCAATTATATCGCCCACTTTGCGGGACGCCCCTGCCGCGACACAAGATTTAAGAATTACATATTTCATTGCCCGTCCCTCGTTAGAGGGGGCGGCTTTTAAGCCGCCCCAAGTTAGCATTATGCGCCATCATTGTTGACTGCAAAGCTGACTGCGTGGCGAACTGCCACGTCAACAGTTTGTAGTGCAACGATGCGAACTGTACCAGATGTTGATGCAGTGTAAGGATCAACCGTGATGTCCAAGCCACCGTACATACCAATCAAGCAGTCTGCGAAGTTACCGAAGTACAAGTCACCCGCTGTTACTTGATTAGATACGATTGCGCGGTATCCGTTCATCTCGCCACCCTGCAATACGAACTGGCCTGAACCAGCGTCTTTTACAGTTGTTTTCAACGCACCAGCCATT